TTTGCGCCAATGATATACATAACGACAAATAAGATACCGAGCCCAGAAAAAGCCGCAGAAAGCCCAACTGCCCAGTTAATACATTTGTCGATAAACTCCTGCTTGGCGTATACCAACTCCCGTTGTTCTTTACGTTGCTGGGCCTCGATCCTGATGATTTCTTCCCACGCTTTTGGCCCGTAATTCCAACTGATAAAGGCTCGGAGCTCCTCCCTCATTTCGTCTAGTTTTTGTTTTTGAGCCCATATCTCTAGGGCATCTGACTGAGTGGGAGTAAACATCTTGTACATTGGGGGCTTTTTAGCTTTGTCTTCTAAAAAGTTTAAATCACTGACAGCCTTACTCCAAGAAGATATAGAGTTTGACATTTCGGACAGTTCCCGCCCGAATTGAACACTTTTCTTTATCCCGTTATAAGCGGCAGTTGCTGCCGCCATGGCAGTAAATGGATCCATAATTCAAACCCCAACATTAAAACACGCCCATAAACCTCTGAGGTCGAGCGATAGGGCTAAACTTTTTTACCATCCCGCCATTCGCATACTTACTTTTTCCAGCCTTACTTAAAGCAATAGCAACCGCCTGCTTTTGAGGTTTACCCGCCGAAACTTCGGTGCGGATATTGTCACTAATGGTCTTCTGTGACTTACCAGATTTTAATGGCATTTTACCCTCGCTGAATTTTCTGTCGCTGGATGTCGATGCGCTCACGATTAACCTCGTTCCGGTTATCCGCGATTTCTTCTTGGCTTTCGATTCTTGCAGAGTCAGTGGTTGCACGTTGCTGCATCTTCTGAAGCTCGACCAACATCTGACCCTGATCTTCTTCCGTCTTACGAAGTAGATCTTTTTCTTTAATTGCCAACTCTTGCATACGAATCTGCACCAGCGGATCGTCCATAGGGCTGTTGCCTTGAGGCATAAGCTGCGGCATCACCTCAGTCATTAACTGCTCCATCTGCATGGATATCAGTTTTTCCATCTGCGCTGGGTCCTGCATATCCTGCTGAACTTGAGCCATTTGTGCTTGAGCAGCCTGTGGATCAAGCTGTCCCGCGCTTACAGAGGCTTGAGCCTGTTTCATAATCTCGGCAATTTCTGTCTCAACCATCATACGGGCCTTCTGAGATAGGTGCTCCATGACATGAGCATAAAACGTACCCATGACTGTCGGAGACGTAGACACCAAGGGAGTCTGCATAAACATCAAGTGAATGCGGATGTGAGCATCGTGATCCTGATCTGGAAATGTTGTCAGAATCTCGCCCATTAACGCACGGGCGTTCTCGATAGCTGGATCCAAAGGCTCGGGTTGAGGAGGAGGGGGCAACACCTCATCAATATTCTGGACCTCGAGTGCTTGGTACATACGTTTGTACGCAGCGTGAAGGTTATGCATTTCCGGATTAGACTGCGCCAACTGCAACTGTGTTTGTGCCAAGGTTACGCGCTGGGCCATTGAGAATATGTTGGGGTCACTGACCGGAACAACATCAACACGATTGTCAAAGTCCGAAGCCATGATCTGACGTTCGCCGCCTTGAACATCGTAAGGGTATTCTTGGGGCAGATTGTCTCTAAATATCCTAGCTAACACTCGGAACTCTTGCTTCTGAGCATAGTGCAGACGTTTGTGTATAGCGGACATAACTTTCATGCCCCGCTCTAGGAGAGCCACAGTGGTCCCTACAGGGGCTTGAGAGTTAGCATCGCCTGTCTGTTGGTCAGCAAGCTGCACGAAGCGTCTACCGCCCTCTATGAGCGTCCCAAGTAGGTTTGCGAGAGTTCCCGAGGGCTCTTTGTACGGAAGCGGGATAATTGCATCCCGTATGTTTCCACCAGGAGCGTCAATATCTCGCCATTCTCCGGGCTGTAAGGGCTCATCGTCATTCCGAACCCTTACACCCCGAGCCTTGAAGCCAGCGGGGAGGTTCGCCAGCGTTCCGGCATCGATCAACTGGCGAAGAATACTTGTAGCCGCACGACCCAATCCACCAATCATGTGAATTAAACCAAAGCCATAAAATCCCAAACCAGGCATAAACTTGTAGTGAACAAAGTACTGCTGTTTCTTGGCAAGAGGACTGTCTTCCTCAAAGTTTCTGCGAATAGACAGAATGTGTCCCGAGCCTTCATCAACAGAAACAATATACGGGAGAGCAATTCCAGTAGGCTCTCCGTCCGGAGACATATCCTCGAAACCCTCGATATCTAAATCGACGTGCATTTCTAAAATAGTGTATATATCGTCCATGTATGTTTTGGACGTGCCTTGAATCTCGTCAACCTTTTGACGGACCTCATCAGCATCGCCCTCAAAGGTGCTTAACTCTACATCACGGTACATTCCCGCAATCTGCAACTTGCGTATGGCATTAGCATCCATTTTAAGAACGTGGGTAACCCTAGAAGCGGTAGCCAAGTCCGATGCAGCGTAAGGAACAACCAAGTCTTGCGCAGGAATAAACTGAGCGACAGCCCGTTGTTTAGCCTCATCGTAGTAAACTTTTTTGAAACATGATCCCGAAAGCGGTAAATAAAACAGAAGCTGATCCATATCGGGATCGAACTCTTCCATGACTTCCATGATCTGGTAGTTCATGTAGTTCTTAACTCGAGTCGCTTGCTCTTCTCTCTCGGCGTCCTGTAAACCAAGTACCTGTGTCTTGACAGGGCCACCAGACGGTAGGAGCTCCTTGTAAGCCTGTGCTTGGAATTGGGTCACACTCTCCGCTATAAGCGGGTGAGTGACGCCTGACGCGCCTGCAAACGGCTGTGTGCGCTCCATGTACTTAATGCCAAGTTGATCCAAGCCTTTAGTGTAAGCTTCCTCCCACTCAGACCTAGACTCCATGTCATCTTCGAAAGACTGACGAAGCTCAGAAGAAAGCTCTCCTAAGTAACCATCCTCGAGATGTTCCGCCAAATTAACGGAGTGTTCTAGGGGCTCGTCCATGACTTCCCCGTTAAGAGAGTCCAGAAGAGATTGGATAACTGCGCCACCTTGGCCGTCTTCTATAACCTCGGCCCCGCCTTCGAACGCCTCGGGCTCCATTACATCTATATTAACAGACGCCTCGCTGGGCATCATGTCTTCCATTGTAATTCCAGCATCAACTGGGCCCATTGGGCGAGGTGGCAAAGCCATTAGTAATACTCCCGTTTACGAGGAACAAAGTTTTCTTCCCCATCGTCCTCTCCGTTCAACGAGATAAACCCGCCTTGTCGAAAACGCATCAGTGCTAAAGTCATACTATCACAAAAGTCATCGTTGTCACCATTAGGAAATGAAACAACCTCTTCGATAACTTCATCCGCAAATTTCTTGTCGTGTGGGGCCCACACCATTCCAGATTCAAACATAGGGGCCACCATGTGCATTCGGGTAACCTTATCGTTTCCTTTGCCCGGAGAAAACCCTAAAGCTGGAATACCTTTTAGCCGAAGTTCTTGGATCAAAGGAGTACCTGTAGCTTTGGCCTCGATAAGAACCATATCAGGCTCCCAATACTCGTATTCCTTAAACGCCTGCTCTTTTAACTCAGGGAAATTCCACCTTCCGCGCTGGGCATCAAGTAAAATAATATGGTCCGGACCACCCTCCTCGGGTTTAAACACACCCCAAGTAGTAATCGCAGAATAATCCGCCGTTTCTTTCTTGGAAAACGCCGTATCGTAAGACTGAAGAATATAGTCCAGCCGAGGAACCGTCTCTTCCTCCCACCGTTTCCACCACTCGGTCTTAATAATCGCGGATGCGGAACCTGTTGGGTTCTGCTGCCACTGAGCGTTCCATTTTCCAACAGGCAACGAAGCTTTAATCGACAGCAAAGCGTCTTTTGCCCAGAACTCAGGCCACAACGGCTTGTCACTAGGCATAATTGCAGGAAATTCCACAACCTCCCACTGGTCAGACATGACATCGCTGCCCTGCTGGGCCAACAAACGGCCCGTCAAGTCCTTTTTACCCCACCGAGTCATAACAATTATGATGGCACCGCCCGGCTGAAGACGCTGGCGAGGACCAGAAGTGTACCACTCGTAGGCATTATCAAACGCAGATGCACTTAGGGCGTCTTGCTCCGAATGAGGGTCATCAATGACAAGTAAATCCGCACCACGGCCTGTGATAGCCGCTCCCACACCCGCCGCAAAGTACTCCGCACCCAAGTCAGTGCCCCAAGTACCCGCTCCTTTGTTGTCTTCTTTAAGGTTTGTATTCGGAAATATAGTTTTGTACTCTGGATCATCGATTAAATCCCTTACTTTACGGCCAAAACGCACAGCCAACTCTGTGTTGTGAGTGGCTTGAATGATTTTTAACTTAGGGTTTCTACCTAGAAACCAAGCAGGCATCAAGTAGGACGCAAACTCGGACTTAGAATGACGAGGCGGCATGTTTATAATCAAACGTTTGAGCTCTCCTCGCGCAACACGTTCAAGTTTTTCCGCAATAACTCGGTGATGCCGACCCTCGATGAAGTTATCGTACACATGGTGGACAAAAGGCATGAAGTTATCATGCGCTTTCTCCCTTAAATCCATGCGTTTCTTGGCCTCAGTTAAGGCCAAGATCTCCTTTAGAGCGTCCTCTGGTAGTGCCTGTAGGTTCATGCTGCAGGTGTCGCTGCGGTGTAAGTCCTTCTATCGATGACTTTCCTGCGCTGACCGGGGCCCGTGTCCCCAGGACGTATCGTTTGTCCGGTGTAAGGTCGAGTACTTGCTCCTGCCCGTAGACGATATGACTCCTCAATCTTAACACAAGTAGGTCCGTTTGGCCCATCCACAAGCTCGTAACCCTCTGGGCATTCCATTGTAGGATCACCCGCCACATTCGTGCCAAGAACAGGAGCAACGCCGTCACCACCCTCCGAAGGAAGACCAACCGTTACGCCGTCATCCGTTGTAGTAAATGTTGGAATGCTAGGATCGTCACCGCCAT